ATATATCTACCACTATAAGGTCATAGGAAGAAGACGGGACATACGTATAAGCATCTGCATGTTCTATGGTTATACTTTCATCCAACCATGTTACGTTATCTATAAGTTCTTGATCGTTATCTATGACGTGTATAGATACTGAGGCATCAAAGGTGTTGATTTTGATCCAATGTGGTATGTATCCCATACCCAAACCTACAACAAGAACTGAGTTATATGATTTGTTTTGGATTTTTTCTACCATATACTTGTAATCTATATCATCATACGATCCAGAAGAACAAGAATATACCCATTGGTCGACACCTGTTGTTCCATCTAAAAGATCAACTGTGTTGTTTGTGATGTTATAATTTGAACCGGAGTTCTCATATATTGATGTTGTTGTTAATAATCCCATTCTTTAAGTCATTTTATGGTGGAGGTGGACATGCTGTACATGCTGTTGTAAAGTTAGTACCGTTCCATATTCTATATTCTGATACACCAACCTCAGATACATATACTGTTCCAGGTGCAAGTGTTGTACAAGTAAAGTCATCATACATCTTAGTTGCTGCACAAACTGATGTTGCATTAAAGTACCTTGTAATACTTTTAGATGGATAACAAGCATTTGTAATAGTTCCTGTTGTTGTTGACTGCTGTCCTACATTTATAGCGGTACAAATTGCTGTTGGTGTCGGTGTAGGAACCGGAGTAGCTGTAGGTGTAGGTGTTGGATTGGCAGCCCCACATAATTCACAAGAAGCATATGTTGTAGGATCTGTAAACTGAACACTTAGACATAAGTTATCTACTTCTACAGTATAACAATGACCATCAGGTGCAATAATTGCTGTTCCTATAGCAGGTGAAGAAGTTAAACCAACACAATTGTATGCTCCTGGTTGACCATCACATCTGTTTATCACATATCCTTGAACCGGAGTAGGTGTCGGAGTAGGTGTTGGACTTGTTGTAGGAGTTGGTGTAGGTGGCACCGGTGTAGGTGTAGGTGGCACCGGTGTAGGTGTAGGGTTAATACAAGTACAGAATGGTGAACTACATCCTCCTGATCCAACACAAGTTCCAACTACACTATATGTTGCTGATCCACCAAGTGCTATAATTTCGAAACACTCTGTTCCATTCCATCCAGGTCCTCCAGTCATTTGAACGTTTAGACCAACAGTTAAATTGCTATAGTTTACAAACTCAACATCATACTGCTGACTATCGTAACAACTTTCAACTCTTACCGCTTGAGGTGTTGGAGTAGGCGTTGGTATCGGTGTAGCCGTAGGAGTCGGTGTCGGTGTTGCCGTTGGCCCTGGAGTAGCTGTAGGAGTTGGTGTTGGGAACGGCGTAGGAGTTGGACTCGTCGTTGGTGTTGGCGTAGGTCCTGGTGTAGGACTTGGCGTTGGTGTAGGCGTTGGCGTTGGTGGTACTGGTGTCGCTGTAGGCGTAGGTCCAGGTGTTGGTGTTGGAGTCGGTGTTGGACTCGCTGTAGGAGTTGGAGTTGGTGTAGGTGTTGCTGTTGGTGTAGGTGTAGCCGTAGCTGTAGGTGTAGGTGTAGGTGTAGGTGTTAATCCTGTAGGTGTAGGAGTTATCACCGGTGTTATTGAACCAACATAAGCAGGATAAAGTTTTAACAGTTCAACCGTTGTTAAATCGGATGATGTTAAGTTAAATCCTTTTATCTTGTTGATACGATATTGTTGATCTTTGATAAAGATTCTATCGTTAAGTTTTATTGACCTATAATCATCTTGGTTAAACTTAACATCTAAAGTTACCTTCCTTGCATCATCCCAATATAAAGAATCGATGTATGTCTTCCAATACTTATCAAAGTTAGAAAAACTACCTGACTGATTGTAGGTAGAAGGAATATAAGGTGTATAGGTTGTGTTAAAATGTAAGTTTGAACCCGTAGGTGTGCTTGGTAATTGTTCAAGGTTAGATAACGTAAAATAACTTTGTGATATCTGTCTTGTATCTCCTGGCTCTCCTACAAATATGTTGTCTGTAAGACTGTTCTGAGCCTTAAAACCTATCCTTGGTTTAAACTTATATGATTGTTGTTCTGAGTTTTCAAACTTATATAGATGAGGTATAATGAACGGATTACCTGTGTCAAAGCTTAAACTTGAACCAGTAGTTTGTGAAGCTAAGACTGTTGGACCAAAATAACTTCCTACGTTATCTTCTCCTTGTGATCTGTTATTCTCTGCTATAACCTCCAGTGTTCCGTATTGATAGTTAGGATCAGAATCTAAAGCAAGCTTACTTAATCTATCTTCATCTTCAACGTTTTGAAATAAAAGCTTCTTTGGTTGTTCACCTACAGGTTGTGATATAGCTTTTCTTTTGGCTGTATTATATATTTGAGTCCAATCTTTAAGCTCTCCTTGTCTCATCCAATCATCAAAAGAATGTATCTCAAGAGTATTTGTTGAACCTTCAACAGGAACAATCACAAGATTGAATTGATCTATGATACCTTTTAAAACATCTAAAGTTTTAGTTAACGGTTCCCATTGCTGAGACATATCAACTGTAACACCATCAAAGGTAACAGGAGCATTATCAGAACCAAACGCAGTTGAACCTCCTCCAATAATAACAGGGGTAGTTGAGTTACCCGTACCCGCTATAATATCCCACTCAACTCTTGTTTCGTAAACCGTACCTGCTGTTACACCTGTTAGGGTAGCAGAAGTAGAAATATCTTGAAGTGATCCATCAGTAGCATCATACTCTATAAAGCCACTTCCAACATTGGTTGCGTTAGTTACATCGTAAATATGAACGTACATCCTTACAGCAAAGTTAGGATCAGAAGCTCCAATACATGGATTGTTTGTTCTTAATGTAGCTGAAAAACTATAATCACCATTTGCAGGTGCTGTATATCTGTATGTTCCTGTGTTATAGTTATTTCCTGGATCAGATATCTCTAAATTATTCTGTATAGGTACTATATAGTTAGAACCAGATATAATGGTTAGTATCTGATTTATGTTTACTTGAGCATCAAATGTATTCTGTGTACCAGAACCTACTCCAAGATCATCTTTAGGTTTAGGAAGTATATATATTTTACCAAAATCTTCTGTATGTTGAAAACTACCGGTATAGTTAAACCCTACCTGGTCAAAGATAACATCTAAAGTGTCTTTTAAACTTACGGCAGGTAACATTTGTGCTAAATTCAAAGGAGTAGCAGAGGCACTTATGTTCTCCATCTGCACTCTTGGAAAAGCTGTGTTAGCTTGTTCTGGGTCATTAAACCCATAATCAACTATAGGGTAAAATATAGATGAACTATAAGGTGCTGCCAATAGTGTATTATTCCAACTATTGGGCATTGAATTTTTATTTAAGGTATGATCATAAGATGACCAATCAGCATCTTTTATATTCAGTCCATCCAATGCAGATAAAAACTGTATGGATGTATCAAATACTTCAACCTTATAGTTTACATAACCAAACTCATCGGTTACCACTTCATCTAATTGTAACTCTCCTTGTAAGAGTGTCTCTCCATTGGCGATAACATAAGCATCTACGGTATTATAAAAACCAGGAATGTCATCGGCTCCGACGTTGTATGCGTGTTTAAAAAATCTATCGTTTTTTTTAGATCCCGGTAAGTCAAATTTTTGAGAACCTACACCATAAAGAGATCCTATTCTTGCGTTATCAACCTTAGATATGTCTACACGTAGGGGTATATTCTGATCTATGTCAAGATCATAAGTTACTCCATCATAGACAACTCTAAGGATAACATCGTTCATTATCTTCCTCTTCTTTGGTTAGCGTATTTAAATGTAATGTCGTAAGCAAAAATCTTTTGATCTTTTCTTGCTGTATTTCTTACGTAAGATGAATTGGTTATTACTATAGGTTTAAAGCTACTGTTGTCCGGTGATACAGCTAAATACACTTCATCTGATTCAATCAATTGCTGTAACCAGTTAGCACCTTCTTGACTCAGCCAATCTGTAGATATGGTGATATCATCATTTACTGTAGTTGAGAAGTTTGTTGATCCTCTTCTTTTAACATCATATGCTCCATCACTTGAATAGTTAACAAATGACTGGTCGTAATTTTGCCTGCCAACTGATGTATTAACTCTGGCTGGTTTGTTTGTAGAGAAGTTTTCCCACACCCCGTATCTGTTTATAAACATAAAGTTATAGACTGGGTAATTGCAGTCTTCAAAAAACTTTCTTGTATAAGGTACACCATCAAAGGTATATGTTAACTCTTCACTACTATCGGTAACCAATTGACTGGTTCCAAGAATCATTACTTGAGCGTAAGATGCTTCATAATAATTTGTAGTCCCGGAACTATAAGATTCCGTAACATAAAGGTTTGATGGAAGAATAGATGCATCTCTGTTAATAAAAGCCGTATGCCTGTAAGTATTAACTCCATCTAAGATATCATCAGGTCTATCTGACATATATGCTGCTCCTGATCCAGTAAATGGAAATAACCCTCCCCAGCTCTCAAAATTTACTCCATTGTTAGGATCAACCTGACATGGCCATACCTGCATTAAATTACCTGAGGCAAGATCAGGATAAAGTGTTACACTACTTGAAGGAGATGTTCCATACTCTTCCCCAAACTTACACACAAATTCTTTTTCTTGGGTTGTTCCAATTAATAAGGTACGTCCTGTTTGAGTTAAATTGTTAACATCATATTCGAGGTTATCATCAAAGATCCTTGCCGGATCAAATACTGCTTCTGATGACGGGTTAGGAAATTGTCTTATTCTTGCCAGTCTATCTGCTGAACCAGTTGCTGAAGACTCATATACATCCATAACATATTGGAACTGAGGTTGAGTAACGTTTGAACTTGACACGTTGTATATCAGATTTGTTTTGGTGCAGTTTTCGTTTGTGGGTTGTGATATTATTGTTATTGCCATTATCCTATAGTTATGTCTTCAAGGTTGTTGCTTATATCAACCATTACTTCTTTGACTAAAGCTTCTTCTAAGATATCCATTCCTTCTCCACCCATTACATTTGATATAGATGGATTGATAAAAGGTTTTGGTTTTAACCCCTTCTGTGCAATTGATATTCTTACAGGAAAAGGTAAACCTGAAGCCTTACTTATAATTGGTTTATTAAATTGTCCTATGTCAAAGAATGATTGTGGGTTCTTTGCATACTTTGATTTTGTTCCTCTTACCCCGGCATCTACATAGTTACCGTAATCATTCATAGATCTTTCAAGACCTGTTCCTTCACTGGTTTTAACAACTTTATATTTAACGCTGTTTTTTAGCTTACCTACAGCACGTGAAGTTGTCACGCGATCTATCGTTGCTCTAAACTCGGAAGTTAACAGCTCACCTATCCTACTTAATGCTTTATTTAAGATATTATTCATTATGCAGATCCGGAAGGGTATTGACAGAAGTCAAGAGCGAATGGTGTAGATACATCTATTGTACCCATCCACCCATATAGTCTGTCGGCAAATGCCTCGTTAACGGGAATGGCCTGAACAAGATCAACACTATATACTTGTGATCTTGAGGCTGGTCCGTAATCAAAATAAGCCATCAAATCATACAGATATATTTCCGTATTGGATATAACGTCTATATTCTGCCCATCATAAAGGTTGGGCTGGTCAAGACTATATAATTCAAATTGTAAGGTTCTGCTTCCTTCCAATAATGTGGCAGAAAGAGGTCTTAAAAAAATATAAGGATATAATCTGTTTTGTGACGATGCATCTAAGAAGTCAATAGTACCGGCATCAAATGCCGCTATTTGATTGTGTAGATTACACGCCGTTTGAAACTCATTGATTATATCTCTGTATGGGATGTTATATTCCATTACTTAAGTTTTGTGATGACCGATGTTGGTACTCCCAGTCTTGCAGCTATTCTATGATCATCCCATCCGTGTTGTTTATACCCGTCGATGAAATGTTTTATAGCCGTTACGTTCATACCGTTGTAGTCTTCGTTTGTCTTAATTGTTTTGCTTGTGTCTGCCGTAGGTTCTACTTCATCCTGTATGATACTATCATCGATGATTAATTCCTTGTTAGACACGTTTTTTTTCTTTGCCATAATTTTACCATTTAGATTTAGCTTTACCGCCATCCTTCCATGATTGTTTGTATTTAGAAGGTTTTGGTTGTTGTTTTTGACATCCACATGACTGGATGGTTCTGTATTGTTTCATATTGTAGATTAAACTACCTACAAGTAAAACGATAAATATGATTGTTTCCATTTAATATCTTTTTATGGAAGGGTTTTGTAATTGTTCCACTTCCTTGTTATAGTCTTTATCAACCTGGAGATAGTTTAGCACGGTGATAAAGTTTATGTCTGTAATGCTGGTATCTCCTGTAATTGTAAGTATTCCGGATTTTGAGAGTGTGTAGATAATCCCCCACCACGACCAATGCTCTGACCAAGACTTGTTAGTAGGTTGGTCTGTATCATCGCTCTCATCTTGGGTTGATCCTGAGAAGAGATCGTATTGTTTAAATACAGATTTCCTGTAGTCAAAAAAAAAGCGATAGCTCCTAAAATGATAAAGGCAGGAAAGTCTTTAAACCCTTCTGATGCTTGATCACAATATTCCGAATCATACTTGTCAACCTTATAGTAATCAAACACGTTAGCTACCTTGTTCTTAAGGATCTTTAACTGATGGTCGAGAGTAAACTTTAAAGATTTAAACTTATGTTTGTTTACCGGTCTATACATCAATGCTGCTATCTTGTGTAGATTCTCCTCTACGTTCTCACAGTAGTGTTCAAGGTCTACGTACTCTCCCAATGTCTGGGAGTTAATGTGACTGTATCCATGTAGCTTACCATTCCATTCTATTAAGCTGTGGAATTGTGAATTGTTAACGTCAATGTCTTTGAACTTATCAAAGATGTTTTTCATTGACTTAACATCCCACTGCTCTACCTCCTTAAGAGGATACTTAGTTAATGCAGATACAGTTGTTGTTAGGTATTCGAATTTGGTACCCTTCTGTCCTCTGGCCATTGCCTGGTATTGACCTATGGTGAGGTAAGGCGGTAATTCAAATGTTATATTCTTCTTCATATGAAAATAAATATCATGTTAATGTTATTTAGGACCTGTCGAAGGATTGTAAGAATTCTGCCATACAGGTTTAACACCGGCAACCCTTACAGGTTTACGTTCAATAAATTTAACCCTTGAATAATTGGCCATCAATAAAGCATCTATATGGTCATCCTTATGTCCGGGTCTATGACCAAAACTTAATTTACCTGTAGGTGACATTTTATAGCTGTATGATGAAAATTCTCTATGTAGGGTTGGACATAGTTCCTCTGATGGTAATTCTATAGATAAAGACTCTATGTCTGCTATAAGCTTTCTTACCATCTCTGTTTTGTTATCTTGTGTGGTTGTAAAAGGTCTTACCTTCTTGTATCTATCTTTCATAAGGTCATAAGTAGCTCTTCCTATTCCATTTATCTCCACATACCCTCCTACAACCCTGTATTGTTGTAACACACTGTTAAATTTTGTCGCTACGGTATTGATCTCGGTGTTACTTATAGATTCTATATACACCACCCTTCCCATAGGAGAGATACAAACCAATACAGAAGCATCATCCGATAGGCCGGTATCTATACCTATAAACACTTCCTGGTTTCTTACATCATCATATGCATCTATGTTAGCTACCTTATCCACTCCTACAAAGACGTCATTGGCAGCATCTACAAATTGTGCTTCAAACTCTTGTTTAAATAAATCTATGGGTAAGGACTTACGTGCCTGATCTATCAGTTCTTGTTTTACATACGGACATTGATCGAGTTTAAACCTCTGCTTGACTACATCCTCTTTGTTAAACCAATCATAGAAATGGTTACGACCCTTTGGTGTTGATATCATAAGACATTTTTTACCTTGAGGGTTTAATGTAGGAAGTATAGCCTGTGTGATAGTTAGTTCTTTCATAAACGCCATCTCATCTAAAATAAGATGACTGAATCTAAACCCTCTTATGGAGTCAGGTGAATCAGAAGAAAGAAATTTAAGAGTGGATCCGTTTACAAAAGAAATGATCATATCCATTCTATTTCCTGCTGTAATGATTTCTTTAGATGAACGTGTGAACGTATCATAGACACTCTTAGCTTGTGAGTATACCGGTGATACCCACCCACCTTTACGTCCGGGCTTTTGTAAGAGCCAATATAACATGAGGTTAATTCCTAAAAGTGTTTTACCACTTCCACGCGGACTTACAACAACACCAAACAAGTCTTCTGTATCTGAAAACTTATCTATAAACTCTTTCTGTAAGGTATATGGTTTAAATAATTTAATCTCCATCTTCGGTATCAAACGAAACTTGGATGGTCTGTTTGACCTCCTGATCTATTTTCTGTATATCATTACCTGAATACTTATAGATCTGATCTATGGCTGCCTTCCTCATAGCTTCGTTCTCTGAGAATAATAACCTTTCTATCTCTTCTGTGGCTGGTTTTAAAAGCCTTTGTAATTGTTCTTTCCAACCCTCTTCATATTTTTTCTTGGCAAGTGCCCAGTAGTTACAATATTGTTGTTCTGATTTATCTCTGTACTGTTCATGACATAATTTCACCCACTCCCTCTGCAGGATCGGTATCTCTTGTTTATATCTTAGGTTAAAGCAGTTATCAACCCTCTCTTGAACCTCGGTATTTGTTAATTTGTCTCCGGCCATCGGTATTATATAAAGATTATATATTGATAAATAGTTACAGTATTTTAGAAAGTTTTATTAGATCGTTGGATTTAGGTGAGTATTTCCACCCGTGTTTGTTAAACCTTGATATCATTTTCAATACATCATGGGTCCATCCTGTATCTAAAAACACATCTGATGAATTAACATTTGTACCTCCAAGGTAGTATATAAAGTTGTTTGAAGTTACGGCCGGTGTTAGTGTGTTGATCTTATAACTGTTTATCGCTCTCCCGTAAGACGTTATAAAGATATGTTCATAACCCTCTACCGGACACTCTACATACCTCTCTCCCTTTATCAGAAGCTGTCTAAGCACGCCTTTATTTGCTACCGGACCTTTTATGTGTTTATCCTCCCACAGGGGCAGAGACAGGTTATTGTACAGTATATGCTCCACACGATCGTAATCGTCATTACTTACAAATTGGGCTCTTCTGGTGTTGGCTGATTTTTTGTCCATTTATGATGCTTGTTATCCACTTGTTCTTTTAAAGATCTGTACTCACACGAACAATCTCTTCTTCTTTGTTTATCCCATCCGTTCAAAAGCATCTCTGCTTTGTAGTAGGCATCAAGTGTTTCCTTTCTTAAAGTTCTGTTTTGGAATGATGGAAATGCAACATACAACCATTCCCTATCTTTTTCATTCATACCAGTTTTCTATTTTGTCTATACTGAAGTTGATAAGGTATCCTATATAAGAGCAAAGGGCTGCACTGATGAGGATTTCTGGTAAAAGAAATAAATCTGAGAATAGATTGCCAACCTGAAAGGTTATGTATAACCAGAAACTCATACATTTAGAACAATTTAAAACTTTATCAGTTAACGTATATAAAAAGGCAGAAATTGTAGATAAACCACCGATAAAGCTCCTCTTTGCTCCTTGTATAGGAAGGAACCAATGTGCTATCATGTTTCCAAGGATAGCGATCCCTATAATATTAAATATATATTCAGTCATCATTTTTTGAGCTCTTCAAGATAGGCTCTTACCTCTTTCCTTACAACCTTGGTTATATAAGCTTTTTCAAGGTTAAGTTTAGAAGCTCTTGCCACTCTTCTCTTTTTTGCTCTTGCTTTAAAGTACTGAGTTATTTTACCTTTAAAGATGATATACAAAACAGTTATCATTAAGATAACGTTGACAATAAAACTGATTAAAAATGGTTCTTGCATAAGTCTTTAAGTTTTTGTTTTAGATCTTTTGAGTCTGTGGATAGATTGCTGTAAGATATATTATATCGCTTTGATATCTTTGTATATGTCTCACCTTCTATCAATATTTTGTTTACAAGCATCTTCTCATAAGGATTAAGCTTGTCATAGTGTTGCTTTAAGCATTTATACACCGTAGAGTTCTTTGGTAAATATTCGTCACTAAAGGCATCATTGTCATAAACGTTCTTTCCTTTGTAAGCATAGTTTGGATAAAACTCTCTTTGTTTCTCATTATGTTTCCTATAGTGGTGATAAAAATGAGATGAACCTGATTTTAACTGAAGACCCATAATAAAGGTTATGTAGTTTTCAATCTTGCCATCCTTATAGACCTTGTACTGGGTCTTAAAAGGTTTATTTAAAAACATCTCTATGGCAACAGCCAATAAATCTCCTCCATGTTTGTTAAATACTGCACCACAGGTCTTCTGACAGTTAATCAGTAACTGAGGGTATAGTTTTTCAATCTCTTTTCTTATTTCTCTCTCTTCTTTGGTCATATTTGTAAATGAGAATCGTGCCAGGTCCTACCCCCGAAACCGTTTTGCATAACTTGAACTTGACACGGTTTCTCATAGCTTACAACAGAAATAATATATAGATATATATTTATATATTTATATATTAACTTGTTTGCTCAACAAGAAAGACATACTGTTCGTAGTTAAGTTCATCACACATTTGGTTGATTCTGTATGTATGACCTTCTGTTATAACTCCTTCACCTGTTGTTTCTAAAGCTTCAGCGTTATATGTAAGGATACCTTCTACGATGTCTATAATTGTTGGATTTGTGGTTTTAAGTTTTTTATACTCTTTCAGAAGATCTTCAACAGTGTTTAGATCCACTGGGTAAACTAAGTTACCTGCTTTGGATTTAAAAGGTGATTTTTTACCTTTGATAAATCCTTTTTTGATATCTGGATCAACTAAAGGTGTAGATGATACCAATCTTTTTGTTGGGTTACCTTCGTACATCATATCTACGAGTTGATTCAGTGCTTGTTTTAGTTCTGTTTGTGTAAACTTTTTATTTTCCATGTTGTAAAGTTAAATTAAAAAAATGTTTTGAAGGGGAAGGTAAGCGTGGGTTACCAACTGCCTTCTATTATATATAGTCATAATTTTCGAAAGAGGCAACTTTTTTTTAAGTTTTTTTTGTAAAACAGCCCTTTTCACGGATTTCGTAACAAAACAAAGGATTCTTTACATTTTTCGTAAAAAGGTACAAAAACACAAAAAAGTTTGGTTTAAAGTTGTGTTTTAGGGAATCTTTTACTATATATTAATATATAAAGGGTTTATCTTGTTTATATATCTACCGGGATGAATATATCTATCGGGTTTAAATAAACCATCTGGTTATATATCTATCGGGATTGAAAAAAGAAGATAACCCAATATCCAGATACCTGGTATATGGGTAGATAAACCAGATAAAATATATATACATGGAAAATATATTCGTTCAGATTGCATCATACAGGGACCCAGAACTCGGAAAGACTCTTAACAGTTTGTTCAACAAAGCAAAGCATCCAGACAGATTACATGTCTGTGTAGCTCATCAACATAACCCTGAGGATAAGTGGGATCAAATTAACAAGTATCAAGATGATGAACGGGTAACTATTCTTGATATAAATTACACAGACTCTCAGGGTGCTTGTTGGGCAAGAAACAAAATACAGAAACATTACCAACAGGAAGAGTATACACTTCAGCTTGATTCACATCATCGTTTTGTTAAGAACTGGGATGATAAACTTATCAAGATGTATAAAAATTTACAGAAAGATGGATATCCAAAACCTCTTATTACTTCTTACATTCCTTCTTATACTCCAGACAATGATCCAAAAGGGAGAGTGAAAGAACCTTGGGCTATGTCTTTTGATAGATTTACCCCAGAAGGAGTTGTTTTCTTTTTACCCTATACTCCTACACCTTTACCTAAAAAACCTATACCAGCAAGATTTTATTCTGCTCACTTTACATTCACATCAGGTAAACATGTTGAAGAGGTTCCACATGATCCTTCTTTTTACTTTCACGGTGAAGAGATAACTCTTGCTGTTAGATCTTATACACATGGTTATGATTTATTTCATCCTCATGAAGTTATAGCCTGGCATGAATATACAAGAACTGGTAGAGTTAAACAATGGGATGATGATGAAACCTGGGTTGTTAAAAATAATTTTACTCATTCAAGAGTAAGACAATTGCTTGGTGTTGATGGAGAGGTTTGTTCTCCCTGTAATGAAAAAAGTTTTAAAGAGTTTGGTTTAGGTACTGAAAGAACTCTTAAAGATTATGAAACTTATGCTGGTATAAATTTTTCAACAAGAAAGATTACAGATAGATGTTCAAAGAATCTTAACCCTCCTGGTAAAGAAGGAGAAGAGTTGTTAGAGAAGTACAGACACCCAATAACTTTATTTAGCAGTTATTTCCCAGACCCAGATCATGACTTTTGTGCTATCATAGCTGAAAAAAATGGACAACCTGTTTATAGAAAAGATTTAAGTAAACAAGAAATAGCCAACATTAAAAACCTTGGTCAACTTGATCATTGGATAGTGTACGACGGACCTCATCCAGATCATATAGTAGTATGGCCCCATAGTACTACAAATCAATGGTATAACAAACAAACAATTAACTTATGAAAACCCTTTTACTTGGTACCTGTAACAACTTAGATAAGAACATGTACAAGATCAGACACTGGGCTGATTCTTTTAAACCCTATGGTGATGTATGTCTTTTAACAGTTAATGCCAAAGATTGGGAGTTAAACATCTTAAAAAACAGTAACATCCTGTATAAGAACGTCTCTAAAGAAGGTTCTCTTACGGTTAATGATCTACGTTTACAGCTACAGCATCTATACCTTAGCAACAAGGAGATACAAGAAAAATATGACCTTGTTTTTGTTACAGATGTATTTGATGTTGTGTTTAAAAAAGATCCAACACTCAAATGTGATATAGAAAAATACGATCTGTTTATGGCCTATGAAGGAGTTTTACATGCTGAAGAGCCTTGGAATATGGATGTTATGAAAAAATGTTTACCTGATTTTGTAGAATCTGTAGTAAACAAATTGATTATATGTTCAGGTGTTTTAGCAGGTAAGCCAGCATCACTTGCTTTACTTTTTAAACATATGGATGATATGGTAACAATTTCAAAAGAAGGTCATGATATAAGAGATCAAGCAGCTTTAAATGCTATTTTAGGTAACTTAACCTCAAACAAAGATAATTGTTATTATCAAAATATGGCTGTAAGATTGTTTGACTTAAATGATGGATGGTGTATACATTGTGCTGTAGCAGGACCTACACAGTTTTTTGAACCATGGGGTTTTAAAGCATCTATAGAAAAGAGATATAAAAAAATACCTAAATGGGAAGACTATGATATAGTTCATCAATTTAACAGAATCCATGATTGGAATGTAGCAGTAGGAGGATACTATAACCCTTATGTAGATGAAAAAGGATAAACTTGTTATTTGTTCATGTATCAATGATCATGAGGTGTATGATGTGTATTGGAAAGATTTTGAACTTCCTTTTACCTATATGTGTGATGTTACAAAAGATACTTCCTTTGACTCACATGGTATAAATTATACAGAACAAGACATAAGAGATCAAATGTTCTTTGAAGGTAACATACCAAAAACACATCCCTGGAATCATCAAGGAAGAAACATAGTTTGGTTTTATGCGTTTTTTAGAATGGGGTTATTCTATCTCCAAAACCCTGGATTTAAAAATTATTGGTTTATGGATAATGATGTTAAGATTGAAGAACCTATAAAATTTTTTGAAGGGTTTGAAAATAATGATGCTGACTTTATAGCATATTATGTTTTTAAAGAAGAATCTGTTCAATCACAACCAAACATACCTCATATAGATGATAGAACAACTTCTAAAAACTGGTGGTTTAGAAGATTTCCTCACCCAGAAGATTATATGCCTGATGATGTAACAGAACATTTTGGTTCTTTCTTTCCTATAGTTAGGTTTTCAAATAATTTTTTAAACAGTTTGATAACAGAAACAAGAATGGGTTTTACCGGATATAGTGAAGGATGGGTTCCAAGTATGGTAAATAAAATGGGTGGAAAGCTCGATACAATCTTTAACAACCAAGGAAAATCAGATCATTTTGATGCAGAAGAAGTTAAAGTCACACATAAAAACATAAACATAGATTGGTCATGGATATAGACTGGAAAGAACATTGTGATAAGTTTACAGACCATTCCTACCTTTCTCTGTATAGGTTTTTCATAAAAGATAAAACACCTAAAAACATTTTAGAGATCGGTGTTAGACTGGGTGCTCCTTTTTATTATTGGAGAGATATAATAATCAACAACTATCCTTTACCCAACATTGTAGGTATAGACAACAGATCTCTTGAACAAGCATCTAAACAAGACGGCCTACCGGCTCTACCTGTTCCTGAACATTGGGGAACTTTTATACATGCTGATTTTAGAAGTATAGACAACGATACCTTACCTGATTTTGATGTTATCGTCGACGATGCTTCACATTGGGCTAAAGATCAAATAGACTCTCTTAACAAGTTTTATACAAAAGTCACAAAAGATGGTTTAATGATTATAGAAGATGTTAAATCTCTTGAGAATGCAAACGAGATTGTAAATAACTTTGAAGGAGATAAAGATAAACTTATGATTATTGACAGAAGATTTATTTTAGATAGAAGTGATGATATTTTAATAATTTTTTACAACATATGAAAACAACAATTGTAACTGCTCTTTTTGATATAGATAGAGATAAATGGGATAACTTTACCATGTCCTATGATGCTTATCTTGCATGGATGAAAAACATGTTAAACATAGATCAATATATGGTTATATATACAGAAGAAAAGTTTTTTAAACCTATCTTTGATATGAGATCAGAGGTTGATCCTAAGATGAACAAAACAAAAATACGCATTGTAACTCTTGAAAACAGTCACTGTGATAAATTATGGGGAACAAGAATAAAAACAGTTATGGCATCTGAAGAGTTTAAAAAAGATGTATCTTTTCATGATGTGCCTGAGATGTGTAAACCTTGGTATAACATCCTTATGTATAGTAAGATATATTGGATGAACCTTGCTATAAACTCAAACCACTTTAACACAGAAAACTTTATGTGGTTGGATGCTGGAACATTTAGAGACTTAGGCAATGATGTTCATAAACAATATAACATCCAATGGCCGGTTAAACAGTTACATAAACCTACATTTTTCTGTCACCACGATACAATCAGGATTAACAGTGAGAAAGAACATAGTTTATCACAAATGAGATTTATTCATGGAACATGTTTTGTTATACCCAAGCAATACTTTCAAGACTTTAAAGATGATTTTGAAAACACTATAGACAACATGTTGAAAAACAATTATGTAGGGTCAGATGAAAAAGTTTTAGACCTGGTGTTTCTTGAAAACACAGATAAATTTGACCTCATTGTTTCAAATTGGAGAGAATATTTTACCCGTTTGTTATGAAGATAGAAATTGAACTTATCAAAAAACAACACGGTATAGAACTCAACATTATCGATGGCTTGTTTACTTCCTGCATACTTCTTGACCCAAAAAAACCACTCCCAAGACAGGTTGGCTCACAAATAAACAGCTACCTAAAAGAACGTCTCTAAGGGCTTCTTACACCTTCCTTATACATAACATTAAACACAAAAGATCTTACGAGAGACAAAGGGAAAACTATGTTAGATTGTAAGTCTCTGTATGTTTTTACATACGTACATAAAAAAAGAGCCGACCCATGGAAAAATCGACTCTTAAGGGGGTAGGTAAACTACATTACATTGTTTTTCAGAAGAAGAAAAAACCTACCCGAAATATTTTTATGTTGTTATACTGCTCCTGCAGCCTCTTGGTCAGCAATCATAAAAGCTTTACCTTGTGCTCTTACGTTATTTTTTTCTTCATCACTCATAGCATTAAACTGCTCTGGTGTTAAGTTTGTTAGTTCTTCTCTTGTATATGTTTTCATAATATGTTAGTTAAAATTGTGGTGAATAATAGTTATAGTTTGCTGTAACATCTGTTGATGTAAAGTAAGCATTATAGAACCTAAACACACCTATTTGACCGTTAAACACACCACCTGTATAGTTACTTGAACCAAACCAGGCATTAGTGTCAGACTGAGCACCAGTTCTGTCAAAGTTAAAGTAATCAGTTCCATTCATTGGTGAGGTGTATGTAGCTACCTCACTACCGTTCCAGTAAGCTTTACTTGTATTATTTCGACCTCCTGTGATTACAAAATGGAAAAACCCTGTACCTGTATTTATATTTCCTGGGTTAACACCCCAAGTAGTGTTCTGACTTGATATAAGGTCAAAACTTATTCTGTCAGGGACTGGAGATCCTCCGTATTGTTGTATGTTAGTTTCTATTCTTGAAGGATCAGTACCGTCAAATCTTGCTATTACGTTATCTTGAGTTAAATCAGTAGGTATACTTCCTACAAACTCCATAGCAAACTCCGTAAGATTAGCATATGAACCAGTCATAGGAGGAAAGTAAAAGTACCCGCCATTCTTTGTGCTGGTCTCTATCACTCCTTTACCTACAGTGCTGTTATAGCTAAATGTCTGAGAAGGTGCTTGTAAAACTGAATTTAATCCATTACCTGACAGGTCAGTTACAACGTCTCCATTACTTAAGGTAGCACTCCCTGTATAACTTCCCTGTACATTGTCTCCAAAGTCATAGTATGCTATAAGGTCTTGATCGTATGGAGGGTTACCGTATCCTATACCTCCTACTGCTGCACCGGCACCCATAAATCCAAATGGTTTAGTTAAACCCATATTAACTTAAGTTTTGTACGGCAGTTCCGAATAATGTTGTTGCATCATAACTTTGGAAAGTTAAGATATCTGTTGATCCAGAAGCTGCTGTTATTGTTGGTGCTGTACCTCCAGCAAATGCAAACTCTGATTCAAACGTCATCGTACCATAAGAGTCTGTTGCAGTTGTTGGTTGTAGTACTTTAAGTGAAATTGTTTGTCCTGCTTGAACATTTGTAGCATCAAGGTGTGTGTTTGAACCTGATACAAGAGTTAAAGTAAACATATCACCTGAAGAACAATCCATTGATGCTGTATTGGATGCTATAGATAAAGCATTTATTTCACTTACAACTGATCCACTTACTACTATATCTGTTCCCAGTAATGAACCTGTAAATGAAGTTGCTGTAACAGAACCAGTCACTATTAATGCTGGTGTTCCTGCTATAGAACCTGACTGTCTTAAGTAAACACTTCCTGTATAGTCAAGCTTAATATCTTTTGTAGGTGTATTTCCGGCAAAGGTTTGTGTACTATCTCTAAAAGTATAGCTTGTGTCTTGAGTTCCTCCTAAGAAGATATCTTGACCCATTATAGCTATATTTTGATTAGCTCTTGCAGCAGGTACATTTTTATTGCTGTTACCTATCTGAATTTGTTTACCGTTATACTCACCCAATGCCATGTAACTACCATAGTTTCTTACCTCTGTAGCACTTTGTGAAATATTATTTAGGTTAACAAGATCCATAGCAGCAAGAGTTCCACCTGACCCGGCAGCTAAAGTATTTGATAATCTTCCTATACCAACAACTTGTTGAGCATAAACGTTAAATGCTGCGTTACCCTGTTCAATAAGCCAGACATTTTCTTGATTAGCACCCCAGTTAGCGTAACTTACATTATTATAGAATACTGTTGAACCAGATCCCGGGTTTAATGATTTAGTAAATGAAGGAGCTGTAAGAATGTCAAACTGGCTTGAAGGATTTGGTTGCTGTTTAATGTTGTTTCTAAAAGCACCATCTACTGTTAAACTGCTTGTTATGGAAGCTGAACCTGTAAATATACCATCCCAAGAACCTGAATCTACGTTAGCATTTTCTGCAAATGTAGCGTAAGATGCTGTTCCAAATAAACTACCTGTTATACCGCCTGAAGCAGATATTGGTAAGTTTGTTGTTACATTTGTTCCATCGTCAACAATACTACTATCGTTTAAGTGGTGTCCTCCAGTTCCTTTTGGTAATGTGTTGTTTGTATTGTATGTTGGAGTTCCTTTAGTTGAATATTCCGGTCCAAATAATGATACCCCATACTCTGTAGAACCCAATACATCTTTTTCAAAAAACCAATCATCTGTTAATCCATCATATTGTAATGATGATGTATTGTTTGATGAACCACTATCGTATACTTTAACACCTGCATATCTCTCTGTTGGTGTATCGTTGTTTAAGATAATAAATGCATCACCTATAATCTTAGCTGATCCTGTTATAGACTGTAAGTAACCTATAGAAGCTGAAGTAAATGAAGCATTCGATGCTGTTATATCAGTTATGTTTATTCTTGCTGAAGAATCTAAATCATCTGCTATGTCTGCTCTTACAGCATGACTTGCTGAAGTAGATGTATTTGCGTTTAAAGCACTATCTGCTTGAACTGCATGACTTGAAGATATTGCTGAATCAGCTTGTACTGCGTGTGAGGCAGAAGTAGCTGTTGTAGCACTTGTTGCTGTTGTAGCATTGTCTGCTTGTAAAGCATGAGATGCTGATGTAGCTGTGTTTGAATTACTTGCAAAAGATGCTGAAGTAGCACTTGCTACAGTTCCATCTACATTTGCTCCTGCTACATAAGATGCTGTATTTGCATTGTCTACCACTATAGAAGAACTAAGTGTAGGTGTTGCTACTTGATCGTTATTTCCTACCCACAGATACCCTGTGCTTATGTTAGGAACGTCATTTGATCTACCTGAACCCTGTAGAATAATCTCTCCATCTGAAGCACCTATCTTTGCTGCTGTTCCTATATTTTGTATTAAAGATGAACCTGTTGGTTTTGTTGCTGTAAATAATCCACCATTGTTTACATAAACAGGTGCTCCTGCTACAAGATTGGCTGTATTAATTCCTATCAATCTACCATTTATAATAGCTGTTCCACTGGCATTGTTAGAGACCTCTTGACTTAATACTGCCACTGCTGGCATGTTATTAGGTTGATCTGCTGAAGCTGTTACTACTTCTATATTTTGTCCTGTTACACCTACTGCGTGAACTGCTGTTCCTACTGCTAAAGTTCCTCCTGAAACATTCTTTACAGTTATTACTAAATCATTGGCTTCATCGGCATTTTGAACAAATGTTGCATAAGAAGCACTGTTAGCATTTTCAGCAAAAGAAGCATATGAAGCTGATTCTACTGAACCTGATTGAGATACAGTTACGTCAAATACTGTACCATTATCTTTTGTAAAGGTAATAGTTGATGCTACTGCTGATGCTGTTACGATACCATCTCCAAAGAAAGAAGCTGAATCGGCATTTGTAGCTTGTGAAGCTGAAATGTCTAAAGATGTGATTAAAGAACCTGTTCCATCTGTTAAAGAAGAACCAGAAACTTGTGTTAGCTTCTGAAAGGTTTGGTTTATAAATTCGTTTGTTAAGTTTACGCCCATGGGTGGTTTTATTTAGGTAGTGTTATACTGTCTGATACATAGTTTTGAGGATACTGTGAATATCTCTGATCATAAACCGGATACCCTCTTCTTAAAAACTCATTTGCATTTCTTACACCTCTGTTAAACACAAAAGGTGCTCCATACTTTGAAGAATAGTCTGGATCTTG